GGGGTCTCCCCCCTACTTCTAGCACAAGGAGAATGGAAAAGTGACTCGGACACGCATTCAGAGGATCAGGTACGGAGGCATGTACATCGGAGAGCACAACTTTGCGCCCTCTGGTGTATATGAAACCTCCTACCCCTGTGATCATGTATGCGTAGACGAAACACATCCCGGACCGCCTTATCGTACTGGGGGACCGTTTACGGTGACGAAGAAATCAATCTATCTTCACCGTTTCGATACCCTCAATGCTTCCTTCAGTGCTCTAGGCTGGTGCAACGTACGCATGGGAGTCAACCCTTACGTACCTGGATCAGCTCCAACTCCCACCAGTCTTAGTGGCTGGGGGGCGAAGGGCTGGAGTCGTACTCAGCCGTTACACCCGATAACTAATTTGGGTGTATCTCTCATTGAGTTGAGGGACCTGCCAAGAATGATCTCTCAAACTAAGGCAGGCCTAAAAGCCCTGGCGAACCTGCCCAACACCCTTAAAGGTGCTGGACAGACCGTCGGGTCCTTCCTCTCTTCTGCAGAGAAGCTGTCCCGTAACTCCGGCGATGCGTATTTGTACGGCGCTTTCGGGGTATATCCTATGTTGAAGGATCTTCTGGGGTTTTACGACCTTCAGAAGAAACTCGACAGAAAGATATCCTGGTTGCGCCGGCACAATGGCAAAGCCGTACGGCGGAAGGTGGAACTTGATAGTTGGGAGTATTCCGAGAATATAGCGCGAACGATCGCGCCTACCTCGACATGCTACCCATCGTTGAGCTCTACCCTTTACGCCCCGGGTCAGACGTCGGCAGTGAGCATTCCAATTCTTAAGTCTTACAAGAGACGGATCTGGTACTCGGCTAAATACCGATACTGGATCCCTGAACTGGCTAAGCCGTTCAGTCCTGTGCCTAACCGGCTCAAGGCTGATCTTCTTGGACTTTCGCTTGACCCATCTATCATCTACAAGGTGACAAGATGGAGTTGGCTATTGGATTGGTTCACCTCTGTCGGAAGCGCCATGTCGAACGTGTACTCGCGCTGGGCGTACCACGTGGTCGCGGAATATGCGTATGTCATGTGTTCAGAAACACTGACGTACAAATGTCCCGGCTACGTGACTATGCATCAGGGTAAGTTCACGACTTCATGGTCTAAACCTGATCGTGTACAGAACGGCGTAAGCACTACTGTATACGAGATGAGGTCTAGAGCGGTGGCGAACCCTTACGGGTTCGGGATCACTTTCGCGTCTTTATCGGCGTATCAGTGGTCCATCCTTGCTGCGCTTGGACTCTCGCGTTCGTACAAGTTGCGAACGTGATTCCCCAAAATGGCACCTGGAGAGGTGCCCAACAACAAAAGAAGGACTGACAATGTTCGCAGATCCCATCTCAATCTCGGTAGGGCAAACTAACACCCTATCGGGAGGGACGGCCAAGTCCATGGCCAGGATTCGATCGGACGGTTACGCGGCGGAGTATTCGACGTCGGACGGTCTCTATACGACCAAGATCACGCACACGCGTGGTTCTCGGACTCGTTCAGAGGCTCGGCTCGATTTCTTTACTCCGTACACGGACCCTTCGACCGGACTGACTAAGACTGTTTCAGCTAGCGCTTATGTCGTGCTGAATCGTCCGCAGGCGGGCTTTACTTCGGCCAACCTGACGGATATTCTGACCGGCATTTGCGGCTATATGTCGCAGTCGGCCAACATGACAAAATTTCTCGCCCTCGAGAGCTAGAGACATCTCTAGTGATCACTGGGGCGTTTGCCGTGTTGATCGGACTATATCGACACATCCAGGTTAAACTGGATGTGGTCTGCGGGCGTGCCAGGCTAAGGATTGAATACCTCCGTCAAAGGAGAATCAATGAAAAGCCTAGACATCCTTCTGACACAACTCGATGAAGCACATTTCCAAACTCGTGCTAGCATCAATCGTGACAAGATGACAATCTTGAAACGATACGAAGATGAGGGTGAATCCTTCTTGGGAATCACACTCCCCCTGTTCTCGGAGTGGCTCGAGAAGAGCCTCGACCTAGGACAGGTGGCGACCTCGATATATGCAAGGTTTCGAAAGAGACCTAAACATGTATCCGTCTTGCCGTGTTTCTTACACGGGTTGACGTGTCGTATCTTCGACGCGCAGACTGGAGCGCTTTTGGCGCATCCAGATCCGCTTGCCGTTAAGTTCGTACGGCAAATCTGCCTCTGGTATAAGAAGGTCTTCATGGTCTGTGATCCCGTAAGGGATCGTCGGGCCCATGAAGCCTACCGTGAGGTAGACGACAGTCTGCGCAGACTGCCTAACTTCGATTCTGAGAAGGTTCGGGTTTTGGACCTTGTCTGTCGCCGGTTTTTGCCGGCTATAGATGGAGCCTTTTCCCGTTCGATCGATGATGAATCGATCCTTCCTAAGCACGGGCCGGGCGCCACCGCTGACAAAGCGTGGGCGAACGGCAAGTACAAAGGTCGCGACTTTTATCGAAGATGGGATTCATTATTCAGCTGGGAACATCTGTATGGTTTCTCAACCATACACCAGTCGAATAGAGAGTCGATAGAGCCAAGGGACGAGCTGCCCGTCAGGGTAGTTTCCGTCCCTAAAACGATGAAGACTTCACGCATTATCTGCGTCGAGCCGACGGCTATGCAGTATGCTCAACAGCTTACTGCTAGACGTCTGCTCCGAAGTCTCCGCGTTGCTAGACCAATGGGAAGCACGAGGCGCAAGCCTCTTGCACCGTTGTACCAGCACCTTAACTTTAACGATCAGCGTCCGAATCAGGAAGCTGCTCGCGAAGGATCGGTGACTGGAAATCTAGCGACTATCGATCTCTCCGAAGCGTCCGATAGGGTGACGGTTAAACTCGTCTCCCTCGTTTTTCGGCACAGCCCTCTCCTCTTGCGCCACCTTTATGGGTGTCGTTCGACGAGGGCTGTGATGCAAGATGGTACGAAAGTCCATCTCCGGAAGTACGCTTCGATGGGTTCCGCCCTGACCTTTCCGGTGGAAGCAATCTGTTTCTTCATGGTCTGCCTCGCGGCAGTCTGTGAAGAGCGGAAGGTCTTCCACAAGTCAGGACGGCTAAAATCCCTACAAGCATTCGAAAATGCCCGAAAGGGGTTGCTGGTCTTCGGGGACGACATCATTGTCCCCGTGGACTGCATCGTTAAAGTGATTGAGTACCTTGAAGCCTTCGGGCTAAAGGTAAACTCTAAGAAGACCTTCTTCACAGGAGGCTTCCGGGAGTCGTGTGGGAAAGACTATTATAGGGGAGTACTTGTTACTCCTACCTACTTACGTCAATCCCCTCCTCGATCACATCGCGACGCAACTGAGTTCGTTTCCTGGGTTCACATGGCAAACCGTTTTGCAAAGAACGGTATGCTTATGACGGCCCACGCGGTGGCCGACGTGATCGA